GCGTCGACGGCCCCGGACAAATGGGGCCACTTACGCAACATAGCACGTACGAGCTGATTCGAAACTCTATCGGATGCATCACTCAAGTCGAGTGTTGCGGTCTCGCCATTGGCGGAACCAAGACGAGCAAGTTCCTGGTTAGGGACTTGGTCGTCAAAACCGATAACACAATTGAGGAAGTCATCCCTCGACATGTGCTCACGAAACCGCTCGAGAATCGCCTGCTGCATGTACTGCATACAGGTCGGTTCCATCGCGATAACGCGAGGAGTTCGAAGCGTTTTAGGAACAAGGGTCACCTTAACAGGGACCTCTGAACCGGGTTCGAGGAAGTCAACTCTTTCCAACTGGTCAAAATAACGCCAGTTTGGAAGGAGATTCTCGCCGGCAGTTAAGCCGGCCTTTTCGAGACGCTCGGTCCATGACAGCTGCCGAAACTTCTGGTTTCCCAGGAGTCTATCAGCAGTACCGCCAGGGCCGTGCTTAGGAAGAAGCTCGCCGTTGAAGACATCTCTGTCAACAGCAGTGAACAACTTACCGAACAGCATGTCTGACATTAAGACGAACTCACGAAGATCTCTCTCCGTGAGCTCTTGGTCAGATAAGCGGACTTCCTGCTCACACTTGACAAAATTCCTGACGGCATTAAGCTCGCGTGCTGGAGAGCACTTGAGCTCGATCTTACCAAACGCAAGTGTTAACAAGCGAATGGCACGGATCGAATCCGTACAGGGATTGTCAAGCAACAAGCCACTACTCCGGTCGAACACACGGCTGAAGAAACCTCCGAGAAATCGGGGGAGCCTTCCTCCACGTTCCGTAAGGAACGCGGAGTGGTTAGCCACCCGACCTTGGTCAAGCCATCTTTGGAACGACTTGCCGAGGTCTGGTAGGGTGATCGTCAAAAACGATAACCCCTCATGTTCGACACGCGCCGCGACGGTTTTAATGTCGCGGCTGGCGCTAGTGTAGCATTGTCCGGCGGATTCCTCCGCCAGACGGGACCAGAGTGTAACGTTCAGGCTTTTCACCGTCCCTCCTCTCATGAGAAGGTGTGCGGATCCCTAGCCTAGGACGCCAGCTTAGATGTCGAGGACTCTCTTACGATTGTCCTCGCTAAGCCTAAACATCAGTTCCGTCACCTCGATGTTTTCGCCAGCGACACAGTCACGGATCACAACAGAGTTGCGCTCCGCGTACTTATCGTAGCGATATTCAACGAGGTAACGCATCACCTCAGAGGTTCCGGACAGCTCGGCGTTAGCCAAGCGAACCGCGTTCCTACAGAGGCGATATTGAGGGGACATTTGCTCCCCGGGGTCGGAAGGCAAATCAATGTCTCCTTCCTCAGGGATGTTCCCTGAATCGATGAACAGGACATCTAACCATGGGAGTAGGAGTTTGACTCCCAGCCTATGCGAGACGACCCGAAACAAAGACGAGGGGCTTTGCGCCCTACACGTCAATGAAACGGATCGATCACATCGATAGCAGTGCCGAGAACTTTGAAGAGAGCAAAGATCGCCACCAGCGTTTTATAGCTGACGGTAACCTTAATGCTTACTCCATCGAACTCGACTGCATCACGGCGACGACGGCTTGCGCCGTCGTCCTCACTACGACTCGCCACCAATAAGCTTGGTGACGACCGCATCCGAAGTTGCAGCCAACAGGGTTTTGTAACCCGTGTAGACTTGCATGACCTCCACATTCGTGTAGCCAGCGGGCGGCACGTCAATGACGGTGTAAACCGCCATACCGACGCGCACGTTTTCCGATGACTTAAACGGATCGGGGGTCAGCTTCGCATGGTCGAACCGAACGAGGTGCCTCGTCCTCCCCTGTTTTACCAGGTTATGGTTGAGAGACAACCTCCACAGGCCATCTGCCGACTGATACGCGGCCTCGTT